TCTTTTTCAGCCCCGCAACAGTAGCAATAATGTTTTGTCCATGTATCGTTACCTATTATTTTTTCTATTTCTTTTGCTGTTTTAGCCAGTTGTAATGGCTCTATTAATTTTCGCTTATCAGCTCGCCATTTTGGCTCACCAGCATAAACCGCATATTGCTCGGCCCATCTGTCTGCAACTTTAGATATCTTTTCTTTCTTAGCAAGAACAAACCAATCAGTCATGTGCCCTTAAATACTCCAATATAATCATCCATTAGGAAACACCCATTTCATCTGACGCGTATCAAATACTTGCCCGCTTACACCAATTGGCGCTGATTCAATCGCCCTATTCCCTTCTAAATATTGCAATATAATCATCCTCAACAATGCACTAACCGACAACCCACGAGCTGCCGCCATCTCGCGTATTTGTGCAGCGATTTCATCTGGTACGCGAATATCGAGGTGGGAGTTATTCATTGCAAATGATCCTAGCCAGCTTATTTGCAAGCAAGTTAAGCAATGGGTTAATTAACCATAAAATTAAAATCGTTATAGACAAGGCAAACAAACCACACCCGAGCGTTAATATAAGCTGCAAACTATTCATATCGTTTATTCCACGCCTTTACCGCTTCTTCTTTTGTTGGATAAGATTTAAGCATAGCGCCACAACCATAAAAATCATTGCATCTCGCTATCCAATTTTTCATAGTTTCACCATTCTCAGCATAAGTATGCATTCTTATATCTGGCAATCTAGCGCCACACCAAGGGCATGGCTTTGATGCTTCACTGCTCATAACGCTTGTTCCATAGCATGACTGCTTCATCTATATTGTCAAAATAAATCGGACACCGACATACAACTTTAAATTTGGTGAATTTATTGTTTAAAAATTTTTCACCCCATGCAGATGTAGATTGCTGAATTATTTGAGCATCCCCACAAAACGGACACGGCTTAAGTTCTGGATTATTCATTTTTAAAATAAAACTCATTTGGAATATCTAATTTTTTAACACAATCAGCCCCTATAAAAGCTATCCTAACATTTTTAAGATCTGTTATATCTTCATAATGAATCAGATCCCAGCCATCATTAGAAGCAAAAGCCCAATATTTGATATTTTTTATATCTTTATGACAATGACAGCAATAATGATTAGTTTTTGGTGATTTGCGGTTATCTGGATCATAATAAAAAGTTCTCATCATATCATCTATCCATGTCGTTAATGATTGTATTGTATGCTTACCGCATACAAATGTCAACACCTTTTTGCTAACGCCAAGAAAATGGTTAAGCTGGGCTTGTCAGTGTATTTGCACTTATTTGTATTGTTTGGATACTATGTTTAATTCGTTTTCTAATTGTTCAATCTGCTCATATGCTTTTTCTAATTGAACTGATGCGCGATATTCATTGCATGTTTCTTCGCCTAAATGATAACCAACAATGCCGGAAAACATGCACATAATAATTATAAAAGCTGTTGTCATGATTTGTATTTAGCCTCAACTGCTAAGAACTCATCAATTCTTTTCTGAACAAGAGGATTTAAATCTTCATCAATAATAACTTGTTTTTCGACTTCTAAATCAATTTTTAACTTAAAAGCTCTTTGTTTTAATTCTTGCGTAATAAGAGGATGATCAATATGACGTATTTTTTCTACGATAATTATATCATTATCTATTTGTTCAAGGCTTTTAAGAAATTCATTTTTCATGGTTAGCTCAAACATAATTAATCTAATTGCGCCAATGCATCTGCGGGGTTTACAACCTCAAGCTTCATGTTTGTATCAACTTGTTTTTTGTCGCCAAATTGTTTTGGCGCCATCTTTGCAAAATGCCATTGAGCAACACGGAACACATGCGCTTGCTTTTGAATTTCTTCAGAAATTGCCGGGCACTGAACCGCCCTATCTAATATTTCCTCAGCATATAAAATCCCTTGGGTTTCTTTTGCATCCAAATAGTCCTGGCGAAAGCTTGGAAATTTATGCATCCACACAAACGCAGTTTTTTCATCTGGTAAATCGTCATTTTCTTCGCAAATAGTTTTAACCGATTTAAAAGTAGAAGAAACCAAACCACAAATTTTTGCGGCTTTTTCAGGCGTGTAATCTGTCGGTCTACCTGTTGGCATTTATTTCTTCCAATGCTTTAACTAGTTTTTGTTTATACCTGGCGCTTTCTTCCGCATCATCAAAAGTTACACTTAATTGTTGTTTATCATCAAATTTAAATATAACACCGTCGTCAACATAAACAATAAATCTTACTAAATCTAAATTAACTCTTTCGTCAAACCAATGCGCCATTAAACCCTCTTATTCCATGACATAATAACTTCACTCTTTACATTATCATAAACTGATTGCGCATCACATATCATACATTGCACATAATAATCATCACCACATACTTCTTGCATCAACACTGCATCACCATCACAGAATGGACAATTTAATAGAACTGTTGATTTATATTTTGCCAGCTCTGACTCAAGCCTGTTTATCTCAAAAGCATATGTACGGTTTGCATTACCTAACAACTCATCTTTATCTTTTAAAGCTCGCTCAAGCTCTGCAATTCTGTTTTGCAATCTATAAGTACCCATTTCATCTTGCAGCTTTTCAAATACATTACTCACAATATCCCCATACTTCTAGCCGCTTCATCTTGGCTACGCATTATATTATGTTTGCGCGGCTTAATCTCTGATTTCATTTTATACGTTTCTAATTCTTGCTGTAACTTGCTATAAGGAATCAAAATACCACTAGAATTATAAATAAATTTAGGCGCATCCAATTGCTTAATCGGCTTTTCCTCAAATTTAGTACGCATTCTACTCACATGCATCTTTAACAGCCTTTTGCCAATATCTTGGTGCCAATGGATTATATGTATCTACATATTCCGGCGAATCATTGTCAATATCACTAACCGCATTTTGCGTCTTCATTATATCAATCTTTCTAGGCGCAATTGGCACAGCTTGCCATAATAATTCCAACCTTCTTTTTAATCTGCTTATCCTGTTATGAGCAAACCTAACAATTGTTGTAACATTTTCTTTTGCCGCACCCAGAGGAGCCCTAATATTTTTGTTATATTTATATTCAGAATCATACAAAGCATCTAATATCGGCGCAAATTCGCTTATTATGCCTTCATATCTTTCTAAAACAGCCCAATAATTAAGCGGTGTCTGCGGCGGATTACCATCAGGAACCTTAACAACCAAGCTTCTCACTCAATCCCCTCTAACTTCCCCGCTAAATCATGTGTCGCCATCGTATTATGCTTCCTAGGTTTCGGTTTTTGCATCCTCGCTACATTCTCTCTAAATTTAGCCCTAGACTGCAAATCAGGCAAATACTGTTTGCCCGGTTTTGGCTGACTAAGCGGGTCTAGCACCACTGCGCCATACTTTCTACGCCATTCATCAGGCTTCATTCTAGGTTCCGCCATCAGCGCCTCAATCATAAGCGGTGTATAACCGCTCATCTCACCTAATTCTTGCTCTGGTGGCTTTTTAGGCGCTTCAATCACTTCTTTAACATCGGGCGCCACTCCCATTGATGGTGACCGATCAACTCCGGATAGTAAAGTTGTAGAATCAACGGGAGTAACATTAACAATGGTCGGCGGAACAATGTCCGCCGCTTTATCACTATTTAGTGTAGATGCACTGCTTTCAAGAGTCACAAAACCAGTAGCCTTACATTCAGGGCACGCCTTATCCAAGCCGCCCATGCCACGCACTGATTTAGTACCTCTGCACCTTTTACACTGCTGTTTTATTGCTGTATCCATATAAAACTAGTTTAGCTAATCCCCTAAATCGTGTCAACAGTAATAATTTTATGCATATTATTATAAAAACATGTTGACATGCGTAACAACTGTGCTACACTTACCTCATCAACGACACAACTGGATAGATAAAAAATGAAAGATATAACAAATACGATGAGAGCGCCGACCAACGCTACCAATATAGTTAAATTAAATACAAACATTACAGTGCCAGCCTCTGCGATGCTTGCAACAGATATGCTTGCAAGCTTAATTGATACAGCTATCGAGATGGACAAGCAGATAAAGGCACAAGAAGCTGCGCACAAAGCTATACGTGACAAAATCAAAGTTATAATCGGCGATTTTGAAACTGTGATAGACAAATTTGGCAAAAGAATTGCGACTTACAACTGGATTAAAGGTACGGAATCAGTTGATAGAGATGCATTGCGTACACATTTTGCAGATGTATACGAAGTAGTAAAGAAAGTGGGTGCGCCTACACGCAGATTGGAGTTGAAATAATGGATAATTACGAAATAGTAGCGAATTTTGCAGCCGAAGTTAAAGGCTGCGGCTGCCAAGCATGTATAGATTTTGTCATCGAAGAACTTGGGCAAAAATGGTACGAGCTTGAGGGTGATGATTTAGATAATTATTTAAACGAGGAATACAGCAAATGAATGATACACCATGCGCCATTACAGCCGATTTACACCGTTATTATACCTGGTTAGAGCAGGCAAACGAGGAAGAAAGCTTCAACGAAGATAACTGGAATAAAGCTTATGAGATTGTTAAAAAGCTATTTCCAGAGACACGACTTGGGAACTTGAGCACTGAGGATATGATTAAGATTAACAAAGTTATGGAGTTATTATGATCGATTTTAGAGCATTGATAGACACTAATGAAATTTACAAACATCCAGAAACGCGCATTGAATATGCGCTTTTGCAGCAGCCTTATGTAAGTTCTAAGGCAGAATACAAAGACAGATGTGTATATCAAGCTGCTGCAATCAGTGCATATGGCGAAGAAGTAATGCTTGAGTGGCATAACAATCCATATACTGATCTAAGTACTATCGAGACAACAGATTGGGATTTATTTAACGCAAACGATTTTAAGGTCATATTATGAAAACTGAAAACGAACTAGAAGCTGAAATGCTACATCATTTAGATATGGTGGTAATGATGGCTAAAATACTTGATGTATATAAAACACCGGGGCTTAGCTTGAAAGAATGCAAAGAAAAAGAAGCAGAGATTAGAATGCTGTATGGCGCCTAAAAGGATAAAAGGGGGTGGATAGGCCCCCTTTTATATCGGGTTGGGTAACATTTGTATATTTAAATCACTTTTAAATAATACTACCAGCTAGCCAATATTGCAACCACCAACATTAAAATTAAAACTGCCACCAAGAAACCAACAACCCATTCATCAAGTTGCCATTTCTCTGATGCATACTTCCATGCCACCAGGGGGCTAAATTTAATTCTCATCATATTTAATCCTACCATTATGATAACATTTCCGACATCTTCCGCCCCTTCTATGAGCTAGTTGCTTGCCGCAATCCTGGCAAGAACTAAAAGGCTTTGTCCTGCCTGTCGGTTTTCCAGTTTTAATATTCGATAAATTTTTACCTGCACACTTATTAGAGCAAAATTTTCTATGCTTTTTGTCCGGAGCAAAAGAACTGTTACATATTGCACATGACTTTGGTTTTTTTGGCCTAAACATATGCAAGTGTTTGCACGCATCACAAAATCTTTTTTTATGCCATGCGCCTTTAATATGAATCTCATTGTCACATTTTTCGCATTTTCTTTTACTATCTATGCCTCGTGACATGCTTGTAACATGTGGCGCACATGCAAAAATAGTTCTAGGATTGATTGGATCATATTCTAAAACTCCAGTTATGGCGGTAACTTGAGAATCATCTATCCATACCACTCCATTAGCCGAGTCACAAACATGTTTTAATAAATTATCAGTGTCTATTCTTTGTTTGGTGTCTCTATAAAATAAACATGCCATTGCCACATTGCCTAGATATGGATTTTCTATAGATTTAATCAATGCAGCTTTGGTTTTTGATTCATTACTAGAATCTTTTTTGTCTTTATATACACCATACCTGCCTAATCGAGGTCTCGCTTTTGAACATGGTTTCCCATAAATAGTAATAACTCTGATCTCATCTGGATCATTAGCCAAAGCTTTAAGAAAAGGTAATATCTTATCTATATCCGTCATAGATAATATTCCAAATTAGTGAAGATACTCCACTTTAGGCACATAGTAATCTCGATTGTCATTATCATCCCTGACTTTAGTGTTTAACAACAAATGTAGTTCTAGCTTTTCAGCTTGAGTTAAACCTTCAGCTTTATGCTTTTTAAGAAGCTTGTCTAACATTTGTTGCTTTTCGTGTCTATTCATATTGCCACCGCTGATAATGGTATAATATTTTTCATATACTTTTCAATTTGAGCTTTTGCTTCTAACCAACCATAGCAGATTAAAGCCAAATAATTTTTATTGTTCAGATGAGTTGCAATTGATTTTTGATTTGCAGCTGCTTTTCCATTTATGGCTTTAAGCTCTATAAAAAGCCCATGATAGATTTTATTGGGTATAGCTATCATTAGATCTGGCATGCCAGCAACAAGACCTTGTTTCTTCATATATTCGGCCTGAACATTATCAGACTGTGTAATGATTCTATGATTGCTCATTTTTGATCTTTAACTTTAAGTTTATCAAAACATTCATAAACCCAATCAATGTACAATTCTAACATATGTGATTCTTCTTCTAATGTCTCAACATGACAGCATTGTTCAAGAAATGTCACCAAAGCATTAAATTGATCAAACATACGTTCAACTTCTGGTTTCCTAGCCCCTCTAAACTCTAATTGTTTAGTTAACATATAGAATTTTTCTTTTTCAATATAAGTTAATCCCTCATCTTTAGCTTTCTGTGCTAAATGATAGGCTTCTAGCGGTATAACATTTTTTGTATTTTTGCGATTTACATTAGCCTTAATAATTTTCATTTTTTAGTCCCCAACATTTGTTTTAATAATTGTAATTGCTCTATCCCCCACTGCCTCTTTTCTGCGCTCAATGGTTTTTTGTCCTCATATGAAGGCACGCCGGCAGCTGCCCCGTCAAGGGGCAAGCTAGCCGGCGCGTGTTTGTCATGCTTTGATATCTTGGTTTTATTTTTAAAATATGTGTTCTTCTTCTTCTCTGAAAGAGAAGAAGAACAGCTTATAGAGGAGGACACGATGTCCCCACGTTGAGCAACTAAGTATTCGTCTGGAACGCAGATGAAATAAGAGTTTCTAGTCTTCCAATCTTTATGTGCTCTAGTTACTTTTATGTATTTTAATCGCTCTAATAATTTGATATGCCTACGGATAGTCCTATTACAAACTTTGTCATCTTGAGAGAATTTAGTAATGGACCTATCCCTAGTAGCATTAATTTGTGAGATGGTTGCTTGAGGTACTAATCTTTCAGAAATGATTGCTTTTAAAGTATGCATGACTGCATGAGATATTAGTTCATTGTCTGCCAAATTTTCTGCCCATTTATACATCTTGCGATTAATGTCGATAATAGAACTTTTAAATTTATATGGCTTATGTTTTGGTTTATTAGTAGCGATAGATGTCATGGCTTAATGTCCTTCTAAGCTTTAAAACTAAATGATTTGTGGTTAAGGGATTGACAGAGGCACAAGGGATGGTAGATCATATGCATATTCCTTTTGTTTCTTTCCTTTCTTTAGGGATTGGAATAATAGACATAAAAGACCTCCTAAAGCCCAGTAGTAAACTGTCTGCCGACCCGATACTGCTGGGTTTTTTATTTAAACTCTATAAAACATAATTCTGAAGTTACTAGATCAGGTAAAATCTTGCAATAAGCACAAGTGCTTAAACACAAAACCAATATTTAACCTTTTAAAGATAAAAATCCTTATAAATCAATGACTTAAGCGCTTAAACACAAAAAGCTTTTTTAACTTCTGATAGATTTTTATTTAACATTTGCAGGTAGGCGCGCGGTGACAAGGGAGTTAGTCATGGAAACAAGTTTAATTATCTGCGCGCCTAGTTGTAGTATAGGCTAAATTTTAATTTTGCCATCAAGGAATACCAAGCATATTTTAGTTAACAATAAACTAAGATTGCCGCCGGTTCGTTGTTCGGCTTCCTGCTCCATTTTAGTTAGCAATTTTGGATCTAAACTTATCCCTCGCCTAACCTTGCGCTCCCCCTCAAACTTTTTCATGCTTTTCTAAATCTCCATCTTGACAACATTAATAATCGTGTTACTATGACGTATCTTATGGGGAATGTCAAGAATCATGGTAGATAGCAGTTTAGTTATAGCGGTTTTGGGAAGTATGTTTGTAGGAATTATATTTGGTGAGCCTGGATGGGCAGTTTTTAGTTTGATAGCGATAGATTTTTTGCTTAAAAATAAGGGTGAGTAGTTATGGCTCTAAAATTTAAAAAACCAGAAGTTAAGCAGCAGCGATTAAAGATGCTTGTTTATGGCGAAATGGGAAGCGGTAAAAGCTCTATTTGCTGCGCAATGCCAAATGTAGCTTATTTTGATACAGAGGACACATCTAGCAAGATAAAGTATGCCAAAGCTATTGCAGATAATGGCGGTGGCGTTATTAACACTGGCGATTTGGATGAAATTATTGCTCAGGTTAAAGAGTTAATGACACAAAAGCATGATTTTAAAACAGTTGTTATTGATAGCTTGACTGTTGCATATGAAAACTTGATCATAGAATGTGAAAAGAGAGTAGGTTCTGATTTTGGTCGTCACATAGCGGCGGCGGATGCTAAAGTTAAACAATTAATTAATCTATTGTTGCGAATTGATGCGAACGTTATTGTTACGTGCCAAGCCAAAAAAGAATATGGCGATAATATGACATTAAAAGGCACCACATATGCTGGCTATAAACGCCTTGGATATATGTTTGATTTGGTGTTAGAGACGCATGTTGCTGGCAAACAATTTTATGCCGTTGTTAAAAAAAGTCGGCTTGACACATTTGAAACTAATGAGGACATCAATTTCAACTATGCAGAAGTCATCAAACGTTGTGGCATAGAAAGCTTAGAAAAAGCAGTTACTCCACAAAACTTAGCAACAAAAGAACAGGTTGGTGAAATCAAAAGATTGGTTAGCTTATTGAGTATTCCGCCAGACATGGTAGAGAAATGGTTTACAAAAGCTAATTGCGATTGTTTCGAGGATATGCCGCAAGAAATTATTGCAAAATGCATTACAACTCTGCAAGATAAAATTAATAGCAAAGAGGTGAAATGATGGGCATTATAGGCTTTGTTGCAATGGCTTATATTTGTGCAATTATTTATGGTTTTATATTTTAACAAGGAGAAAATTAATGAGTTACAGCGATTTAGAGTTTGAGTATGATTATTTAGGCCCCAAAGACCGTGTTGAGCTAATGGCTGAAGGTCAAGGCGTATTTAGAATTAACCAGGTAATACCTAAAGTATCTAAATCTGGCAATAAGATGTTAGAAGTATTATTTGTTGTGCGAGATATGAATGGCCGCGAATGGCGTATTTATGATTATCTAATTGCTACAAAGAATGATGAAGATGGCATGAAGCGCTTAAACACTAAGATCGGCAATATAGCCAAAGCTATTAACAAGCCTGAAATTGATAGCGAAAACTATAACAAGCGCAATCTTATACAGGATTTGCTGGGCCATAAAGGCAAATGTTATGTAAAGATTCAAGAAGATAAAACGGGTCAATATTCTGATAAGAATGTAATAGCTAAGTTTTTGCCGTGGGAAAATCCGCAAACAGATGATGCTAAATTGAAAGAGTTTTATGACAAAGGTGGCGATGATTTGGATACACCGTTTTAAGGAGCATTAGATGGCTAAGGTTACATATTTAGAGCTGGTTGAATTGTTAAGCGACAAGGTTAAGGGTGACGAGAAACGCAAGCTCGAACAAGTTATTGCGCGTAAAAAGCAATTAAAAGAGGAAGATGACGACTTAAATGCTGTGTTAGATAATTTGTTGCGTGAGATGAGAGGCGAGCAGGCGAATGAATAAAGCTATGACATGGGAAGCAAAAAGAGAGCTTTTTGATAAAGAGATTGGCCCTTTAATGTTGCTTGTTAGAACGGAAAATTGTTTATGGGCTGAAAATATTTTAACGCTTGAGCAGCTTTGTGCGATGGAAGATAAAGAGTTAATGCATATTCCTAATTTTGGCAGAAAAAGCCTTCTTGATCTAAAAGACACTTTAGCAAGAAAAGGATTATCTTTAGGCGCAAAGCCTTCAGTTATAAAGCCTGTAGAGCCAGGATTAGATGCTATAGAACAAGAAATACGGCAACAAATAAAGGAAATCTTTGCAAAAATTGAGCTTCCTGTTTTTAAGCAGAAAATCACGCAAGTTGAAAAAGTCATAGAAATTCCGAAAGAAAAAATAGTAATGACGGAAAAAGTGATCGAGGTTAACAAAGAAATGCCCAGAGCCAAAAATTGCATTATATGCAATAAAGCGCCGAGACTTTCATGGAATGGCGGTGGCTTTTCTATTGTATGTGACAAATGCGGCCTGATACAGAAATCTAATGAGGTATATTATGATCGACACGAAGATATTTTCCCAGTTCTTTATCAGGCTATCAATAACTGGTCAAACCTAACTGCACATTTGGAGATAAAAAATGACGGAACAAGTACTCAATCTGCGTAACTTTGTGCGCGACACTAATAACTTTGATGTAGATGCAGAAATTGCCGTTATGATTGCCGGCATTCCTATAACGCTTCCTGTTAGAGGCGTCACGCATACAACAACACAAGACAGCTCAAAGAAGTTTGTATTGCTGCATATATCGCATGAAGATGTTATGCAAGCATGGAATTATCTGCAAGAACAAACACCTAAAGAGGTTAATTAAAGTGTTGCTTTATATTTTCGGATTTCTAATTACATTTATCGTGTTTGTATATTTCGAGAATATAGACAATTTAACTCAAATGTGTTTGGCGGCAATACTATGCATTGTTGGATGGCCGTTTATCCTGTTTGCGATGATAGCTCTCTTTGTGAAAGCCTTAATAGAGGAAATATGTGGCTCAAAAAATAACTGAAATATGTATTGTGTGCGAGCGTGACTTTAGAGAGTCTGTAAGGATGCCAGATACGAGGCTTCGATGGGGGTCTTATGGGTTCTGTGGGGATTGTGAATTAGATTTATTGAATTATGTGGCGTTAGAGTTTATTAAGCATAAAGAAAATAAAGGTAAATAATATGCGAAAAGAAGAAATAGTGGGCCTTATGATAAATGGCGAACCTGTCGATGGCTGGAAAGCTACTAGCGCGTTTAAAAACAATGGTTGCCGTTATGATAGATATATCACACGTGGTGAGGCGCAATTAATGGCGGGTTACAGGCTTGGTGAAGTATGGGAACAAATGGCTATGGGGCCTGCGATTATGATTTTGGACGAGGAAGGTTTGAATTTGCCGAAACTTAAGATGGGAGCTCAACTATAAATCCTATGTTAATAGGATTATATTAAAAAATTATCTTAAATTGATTTTAAACCCAGTATAATAGGATTATTGAACATGGCGGCAAGTGAAACACAAGAGTTGATATTGCATGACAGATATTCTTTTCCTTGCGGTGGCTTTATAGATATAAAAAGAAAAGCTAAACTATCTGAGCAAGGGGCATTAGAATTAATAGAAACTTTAGAATATTTAAAGAAAAGATTAGAGATTATATATACTTATCAAGAGAAAGATAAAGATGACGGAAAGTGAAGCGCAAGAGCTGATTGCAGAGATTGATAGCGAGCTAAAAAAATCAATATTACAGCTTATTGATCATGATGATGATGATGTGATTTTATCTGGAATTATGAGCGCAGATGAACTAACGCAGCTACGCGATAACATTAACAAAATGTTAGAATATTTAAACAATGAAACCTGAAATATTTGCATACGGTATAATATTTGGCTTTTATGTAATTGCAACGATTGCTATTTATGTATGTGGCATATTATGGGTAACCAAAGACAACAAAGATATTCGTATGGCGTTTTTCCTGATATGGATAATAATATTTATAATATGGCAGCTAATGTTTGGGCTTTATCCTGTAGCGAGGGTTTTTGGATGATTGATTTTGATGAGTTTGAAGATTTTAGGCGCAAAGCTAGAAACGTAGTGATAACACTAATTGTAGCTGTGGCGACATGGGGGCTGCTTTCATGGTGGTTTTTTAGCTAAAATGAAATCACCGCATAAATCAAATCCATTTACTATAGAGCTTACGCATGATGAAGCTAAAAAGCTATGTGATTTATTAGCTTCTTGTATAACTGAATGTAAAGGGAAGCCAAATTTTAGTTTAAAATTTGAGCTATCATTAGCGACCAATACCCCTATGATCACATGTGAATGGCTTGAAGAATAATAGGAAAACAAATGGTTAAAGATGCATGGAATAAACGATATGACAGAAAGTGAAGCGCAAGAGCTAATTAACAATGTATTAGATCATGCAACCAAAGTGGCCGAATTAGCATTAGTTTCTGAACAGCAATTAACGGCATTAAAGCTAGAGATAATACAATTACAATTAGAGATTCAATTATTAAAAATACAGATTAAGGTTGATTAATGAAAGATATTAATGAAATAATTGAAATTCTTAATGATAGGATTGAAGATATGAAAGAAGAAAACATACCTATGAACTCCGTTATGGGTGGGATCTTGCTAGGGTTGATTGAAGCAAGAGATTTAATTTTGGAAGAAGATGATGACTGAAAGTGAGGCACAAGAACTAATTGCAGAGATTAAAAAGGCTTATGTGGCAGAGCTCGGAGTAGACATGCCTGAACTGAAACATACTTCTTATACTTTCGAAAAAATCATCAACCGTTTTGTTGAGGCATCCCAACAGCCATCTGTTTCTGAGGTTCAAAAATTGCAACAAAACATAAAAGATATCCATGTATTTTTAGATACATGTTGCTGTCCTGCTGGTTGTTTAATGGGTGAGGCTCCATGGAGAAAAAATAATAAATGATTATTTATCATCCGGCATATAAGCAATTTGTTTGGATAGTGCCAGGATATTGGCAGATAAAAAATGTGTTGTTTAAATCCAATAAAAATAGAATTGAACGGCTTGTTTTAAAATGTTTCCAAGATGAGGAAAACAAATGACGGAAACTGAAGTACAAGAGCTGCTTAGGAAAATTCATAAAATTAAGCTTCCTGAAGATGTTGGCAATAAATCTTTTCAAGAAGGAATGTTATGCGCTAGGACTGCTTTGATTACGGTGATAACACGTTTGATTTTGGAGGGGATGCAGAATGACTAACGATGAAGCAGAAGAGCTGATTGCAGAAATTAAAAACAGTAAAGACTTAAATATGTTACCCGTTAATCCCGATGGCAGACCAGAATCTAGGGACTTTTTCAATATTCAGCTTTTAGAAAAAATCATCAATCGTTTTGCTAATAAGCCGCCCTATACCAGCTGCAATATAGTTGGCAACGACTCAACAACTATTATTAAATACAATGATTTTTATCGCTCAATAGTTATAAAGCAAAACAAAAACTCTGGCGTGCATGAAACTATTTACGATAAAGCCGGATTAATTGCTTTAAGAGACAACTGCACGAAGATGCTGGACTATTTAGAAACCCCATAAACCTGCTAAACTAAAAGAAACAATGGAGATTTCCTATGTTTACACCTCAGTTTGGTATATTTCGCACCAGAATCTATATAGAGCCGCCATACTCATTACCTCTAACTCCTCCAATAGAAGCGATCCCTATCGCTGAAGTTGCGCCTCCATGCGCTTGGGACGCTTTTAAAAATGCTATACTCGAAGCTTGTAGCTGTTGCTTGGGGCGACCTAGACCATGATACCTGTAACCAGAGAGACTAAAGTGTTTAGAAGAAACAAAGATGGTCAATATACTGAATTAAGCCAAAAGCAAAGGCAGCAGTTTTGGTCTTATCTTATAGACAAGCATACATCTAGACTGCCATTTCAAGAGCAGTTACCACAACCTATGCCACCAATAAACAATCAAATCCAGAATGAAAACCCAAACAAATTTAAAATGGAGAATTAGATGACTCTACAAGAGCTAATCAAAACCTATCAAGTATGCTCCACTAGTCCTACATTATTAGCCAATATAAATGATTTTATAGGCCAGCCAATCAAAGATTATGTAGATCCATCCGATACCACTCGCCATAACACAAAAGCTCTCATTGACGCTCTCGTTGCCAAAAATGCCGATGCTATTAAGGCAGCTACCGACACCTTAGGCTTGCAGTGCTATGTATTAGACAATAGTCCTGAATTAGTATTTTATCGCCACAAAGACATTAGCAAATGGCCACTAGTGCTGTATTGGAACTTTGACCCTAAAGCTTTACAGGTTGTAATCGAGGACCCACATAATAAATCTGATTTAGTATTTAGAGTAACGGCTAGGCTTGTAGGCAATAACGATTTCTGGCGACCACTATGCATGATTAGTAATGCTGCAAGCAGGGATTGCGGTCACGGCAAAGCAGATGGGCAACCAAATAGAGCAAATAGTGATTGCGCTCATGCTTGGCAATGTTTGTTTAGATTCGTATCTAGCTGGATATATGATGCCTATCCAAAGTTGCCGCATATACAAATACACGGCATGAAAGGGGGTGCTAATATGCACCTGCTATTACACAATGCCTACAATGCACAATTTGTACAAAATATCCCTAGTATTTGCAGGGAATTTGCATATGCATTAACTGATGCTTTTCCACTTGAAGAATGCAATAATTTCACTATGACCACTAAAAGCTTGCCAGGAACTAAAAATAATTTGCCATATATTAATCCACCTGGATTTACACCCGGCACTTCTTGGTTTAGACAAAACGATGGTGTAATCAACACTTGCGTTGAAGCGCGCTACATTAATGGCGGCAATGCTCAAAATGCGGGGAATCGTGACGTGGGTTTATTTGCCCACTTAGAGCTTAGAACTTCTAGTTTTGGCATGGAAGGGAACGAGCCAAGAGATGATAAATTGTTGAAAGCAATAGGAGAGGCGGTAAACAATTTTATTCAGCAATAAGCTCAAGTAGTTCAATGCTGTCTCTGGCGAGCTTTAATTCTTCATATTTGTGTTCTGGTGGCGCCATATAGATAATATATAAGACACACGCCACCAGATAAAGCGCAAACACAATCAAAATCCCTTTTTTCATTTCTCGTCCTTATATACATAGTATAAAGTGTATTAATGCAACCTCTATGGCAACAAGCTAATTACTATGTAAGAGATTGTAGATTTAAGGCGTGTCGTTCAGTCTTATTAGCCATGGATCGAGAAAGACGTGATTCTTTCCTAGCCGGCTAATCTCATTATAATATTTTGTAGCTTCTAATATAAGCCTGTTGTATAAAGCATCTGGGTTTTGACCATTAGCAGCAGCTATTGTTCTGATGCCTATTACGCCGTCTATAACGCATATTTTGGGGTGTATCGAGTTTAAGGCGCGTTGAAGCATAAGAGCTGCTTCTCTCATACCTGTATTGACTGCTAAATCTAAAACTCTATTAGTTAGTTTTTGATTTTCGATCTCATCAAGGCGCATCGGAATCCAGAATTTACGCTGATATATATCTTCAGCTTCTGTTATAGATAGCGATTCTATATCCCATGCGGTTGCATCTGGTTTTATGGTCTTATAAAAACGTAATGAAATGCCATGATTCGAGATTCCTCCCGCATCGCTGCCATCTTCGTTGCGCTCAAGGCCGCCTTCATGGCGCAAAACCATAGTAACGGCCTCTAAAAATTTGCTCATACTTATAAAATTAGTATGAACTGCCTTTCCAGCTCATTTTTGCGCAACCATTTCCGCTAACTCCAGGAGTTCTAGCTGGTTTGTGATTGCCAGACTTTGGCGCTTTATCGCCATGCCAAGAATTTTTTTCAGTGCTTCCTTTGTGACGAACGCCTTCGTGCATTTTACTGTGATGCTTGTGTTCCATTTTGCTCTCCTTCCGATAAACATGTCTCAACTTTAGTTACTGCATCCTCAACATTTGCCGCAACATTTGCTACTTCTGTAGCGCCTGCTTGCAATGATGCCAACATATTTTTAGCCTCACTTAATGCGCCAAAAATAACATTGTGATTAGCAACTGCTTGCTCTAATTCTCTAGTCAATTGCGCTATACGCGTTTCAATTTGTTGTAACATTTACTGCCTCTTAGGTATTTTGGGTAAACACAGGAATATACGCCGCTACTCCGTTGATCTCAATCTTGATTACTTGCTGTGCCGCACAATGTGCCGCATCACCCGCAGAACCACCACTAGTACCAGCGGCCGCGTAGTAATTTAATGTGCCACCAGCTCCTGCTAATTCTAGCAGATAAGTAGCATTACCATAACGATAATCTTGGGCATTTAAAACAGCAGCAGTAGTATTTGTCATAGCAATACCACGCATTCCACTAGCATCCGATATTGTGCCAGAAGTTGTACCATAGTCACCCCAGATACATGCAGTTTGACCCGCATTAACTGTTGCAGCAGAAATATCTAACTGCCCAAATACGCCAGCATTCCAGCTAGAGCCAGATAGAGTGCCGGTTGGGATTAACTTGCCTTGTACGCCATATAGGAAGCCACCAGATGCGCCAACATAATCAACCTCACCTCTAACACCAACTAGGTTGCCAGATGTCATCGTGGTTGCTGTTCCGCTGAATTTGCCAACCAAAGCACGAATCGTGCCAGGTGTGGCAGATGATGTGCCAGAGAAAATAGCTGAACCCGCCGCATAATTAAATGTTGCAGCTCTTGTGCCAGCGCTCGCTACATCCATAGTAGCCGCAGCACTTGAATAAAGACCAGTTGTAGTTCTGCCGCTAAAGTTCAATGTAGGCGCGCTTACACTTCCATCGCCTAAAGTGATGCTTGAGAATGAAGCGCTACCTGTAGGCGGTGTTACCAAACTGTAAGATGCTGTAGCGCCTGAAAAAGTCACAGATACTTGCAACCATACTATTTTGTCATCAGTTGTATAAACCAACGCCATTTGTGAATTATTAAATGTACCCGCGCCATACATTTGCGCAGCTTTATTTAAATAGCCCGCGGTTGTAACTGTTGCGTATGTATCATTTGTTTGAATATATACAATGCTAGGCAATGTTGTTGCGCTAGTTGTTGTAGTTGTGTTTGGCACAAGACCTGCTTGTGGCCACCAGACGTTTAAACATGCCATTTAATTTACCTCGGTTCCACGTGGAACATTTTTAACAATCTTTACCTGTGCGTTTGGCTTCTTTAGCTTTACGCTTTTCCTTTAAACTCATTTTAGCAACTTTCTTATCGTTTTTCTTGGAGTGCTGTTCTTTTGCGGCCATTAGATTTCTCCTCTGCGCGCTTTTCTGCCTTTTTTCATAATCTTTGAATCTTTATCATTAGTTGTATCATAAATCTTTTGTGTGGCGCCTTCTGATTTAGATTTATCTGTAAAAGCTTTTTTCATGCGCGAAGTTAATTTTGCGCTTGTAACACTTTTAGGTTTTGTTACAGAGCCTTTCTTAATTTTTTTAGGTAATTTTTCAGTAGCCACTTATTTCTCCCATTTTTTGCTTGCGATGCTTTGCTGTTTTTTTCGCATGTTTCTTAGGAATCTTAGCGCCGCTTTTACGAGCTTCAGACAACGCTATAGCAATAGATTGCTTATGCCCGTACTTTCCTGTATGCTCTAATTCACTAATATTTTTACTTATAGTTTTTTTTGATTTACCTTTGGTAAGCGGCATGATAACCCTCATTTGTAAACATTGTAGAAAAGAATTTAAAGTTTTGCCATATAGAGCCAAAACTGCCATTGCATGTTCGCGTAACTGTCTTTGGTATTTGACGAAAAACAAGAGAGAGCCCAAAAGACTTAAATCTATATTGGGTAAAAAAGCTGTTAATAACAGACAGCTTAAAATCATGTGTAAAACTTGTAAAAATATTTTTTATATTTCGCCTAGCAGAAAAAACATTAAAAAGTTTTGCTCTAGAAAATGTTATACACTGGCTGCCGCAACTGGAAACCTTCCTTATATAAGGATTAGAATTAATGGTAAAAGAGTTCTTGAGCATAGATATATAATGGAACAATTTATTGGCAGGCAGCTTAAATCTAATGAGCATGTTCATCATATTAACCACAATAAATCCGACAATAGAATCGAAAATTTGCAAATTATGAATCCTTCTGAACATGTTAAGCTGCATACGCGCACCTACTAATGATAAATTCTTAACTTATATAAATTCCGTGATAACCACAATACCAGCAGCACCTGCGCCCCCAGCCACATCACCGTTGCCAAATGATTGGCCGCCAGATCCACCGCTACCATATACATTTCCAGCGACACCAGCGGTAGGCGTAGAGGATGTTGCGGTTTGCGCGCCATAACCAAATCCACAAGCAGCAGCTCCGCCATTCCCTAAATATCCAGCAAGAGTAGCAGAGCTATTATTACTTCCTGCAAGGCCTCGCTGGCCTGGTATTGAAACATCGCCAGTTCCCGCAACGCCACCGGCGCCGCCAGGAGTATTTGTAACACCTCCTGTAGTGCTTCCATTGCCGCCAGTGCCGCCCTTACCAATACAAATGCTACCTACAGATGTATCACCACCATTGCCACCATTATTATTACCAGCAGATCCAGCGGTACCAGCGGCACCAATAGTTACAGTTTGTGATGCGCCAATAGTTGCCGCAGACGCAAACTTTCTTGAATATCCGCCACCGCCACCACCGCCGCCCACCTGATAATTAGAGGCAGCAGAAAATCCGCCACCACCACCGCCACCACCACCCACGGTTTCAATAATGCAATATTTCATATTTGCAGTTGGTGTATAAGTTCCGCTACTAACAAATGTTTGAATATTAACTACGCTAAAGCCGCTACCGCTAGGGTTGCTTTGGAATGTTGGTAATGCGCCGGCACCATTAGAGGTTAAAACCTGGCCGCTTGTTCCAACGCTAGCAATGCTTTGAAAAGGATTGGTAGATGTTGTACCGCCACAAAGCACAGCATAAGCTGTCGCGGAAGCCAAGCCCGTGCCGCCGCGTGATACTGCTAATTGACCGGTCCAGCCAGCAGTAATGCTTGATGCTCGCAACAAAGCTGTTGTAGGCGTGCCACCAAGCGTCAGCGTGACGTTTGTGTCATCGGTTTTAGTTAATGCGGCGCCTGTTATGTCGCCACCAGAGATTGTGGACCATACCGGGGCTGCTGATACTGCGCCAGTGCCTGTTTGTGATAAATACTTAATGGTTGCAGCAGTATTTCCGGCTAATTTTGATAGTGTATTTGCCGCTGAGGCATAAAGTGTATCGCCTAATGTATAAGTAGATTGATTTGTGCCGCCTCTAGTTTCTGCTAAGGTTCCTGTCCATCCTGCCGTAATACTGGCAGCTCTTAATAGCGCTGTGGTTGGAGTTCCACCAAGTGTTAATGTCACATTTGTATCGTCAGTTTTGGTAAGGGCAGCGCCAGTAATGTCGCCACCAGAAATGGTCGCCCATGCTGGATTGTTGCTAGTGCCTTGATTGCCTAAATATTGAGTGCCAGTCGTGCTTTTAGTAAGGGTTGATAAAGTGTTAGCAGCTGAGCCATAAAGTAGATCACCTTGTACAACAGAGCTTAAACCAGTGCCGCCTCGAGTTACTGCTAGCTGCCCTGTCCAACCTAGTGTCATAGATGTTGCGCGTAACAATGCTGTAGTTGGGCTGCCCCCAAGCGTCATGGTTACGTTGGTATCATTTACCTCAGTAAGAGCCGCGCCTGTAATATCACCGCCAGAAATTGTAGTCCAAGCTGGCGCCGCACTAACAACCCCTGTACCTGTTTGTGCCAAATATTTGATAGTATTGGTGGTATTTCCAGCAAGTTTTGCTAATGTGCTTGCGGCTGATGCGTATAAAGTATCACCTAATGTATAGGTAGATAATCCAGTTCCGCCAAGTGTTGGCGCTAAAGGCTCTGTAATTGAAATAATATTATTTGAACCATCTAAACCTAGAATCGTTGACGCTGTTAAACCGCTTAATGTAACAGTATGAGATGTAGTTAGTGTGCCCGGCAAAATCAGGGCAGCATCTAGAGAAATAGTGCTAACGGGGCCAACGGTGTTTACATCTATTTGGTTTGCAGTTCCTGCAACTGATGTTCCGCCGCCGCCGGTTGACAAATCTACCCAGCTAACGCCATCAACAGAGCATTCAAAAAATCCAGTTGTTGTATTAAGACGTATTGCGCCTCTTGTAACTAGGGGTCTATCAGCTGTTGAGCCTCTAGGCAGAATGGTGCCACCTGTTCCTTCAAGTGTTAAACCGTAACCTGCATTTGTGCCATACGTTAATATCTGGTCGCCCGCGGAATCTTGCAAGCCAGTGTTAGTAAATATCGTATTTAAACCACCACGCAACCCAACAGTTGTGTCGCTGGTTTTTAGATTGTTACCAGTTTGAAACTGGCTAAACTTGGTAGTGGTTCCGCTCATTGCCTATCCTTATGCTTGCCACGGATAAAATTCAACAGTCACGTTAGCCGCTGCTGCTGCATAAAAGTGTAGCACATCGCCACCCTTAACTAACAGACATTCAGGGTTAAGAGCGCCTGCAACCGTTGCAAAAGTGCCGCTAGTATCAGGTGTTGCCGCTGCATTATTTGCAACCCATACAGTTGCATTATAGTCGTATTGAATCCTAGCATAGATTAAACCAGTGTCAGCGCCAGTTAATGGCACTGTATTTCTAATATTGCCGGTAGAAACAATATTAGGAACCGTTAATGATGTATCAGTTGTTGCGCCTAATTTGGTTCCGCGTACATTTTTGCATGGCACATTACCATAGCCATTAACTGCGCCAATATTTGGATTCCATGAATAATTTTGTGACATTTAAAATCTCCTACGATATATATTCTGTGACTATTACAATACCGGCGCTACCAGCGCCCCCAGTTAGAGCGGCCGCGCTTTGCGGATTAGATGTGCCACCACCGCCTGCGCCATATCCACCAGCGGCACCCCCTGTTGCAGCATTTCCTATAAGACCGCCTGAGCCATATTGGCTGTTCGCGCCAGGACCACCTATGTTGTCGCCACCAGTAAAATTACTAATTGTCCAAAAACCATTTTGACCGGGCGTTCTAAAGTCGCCACCTGAACCGCCTGTGCCGCCAGCTCCCCCTTGGGCAAAGCCTGGCGAACCAGTAGGTGCCACGCTTGGGCCGCCACCGCCGCCATTCGCTGAAATAAGCGCGCCTACAGAGCTATTGCCGCCATTGCCTCCTGTAGTGCCGCTATTGCCGGTGCCTCCTGCGCCTATGGTTACTGTTTGTGATGCGCCAATAGTTGTGGCTGAAAAATGGCCTGATGCATATTCGCCGCCACCACCACCTGAGCCTGAGGAATGCTCTGCGCCACCTGTTGCGCCACCGCCTCCGCCCGCTCCTCCGCCACCAAGTATTTCAATGATGCAATAAACCATATTTAGGGTAGGCGTATATGTTCCAGAGCCTGTAAAGGTTTGCACGTTTACTGTGGTGATTAATTTAGAAGCTACTATTACTTGGGTAGGTAAAGTTTGGCTCAAAGTTGGTACAGATGAATTTGTGGTAACCACTATAGAGTTTGCAGCAGGGCCGAAACCTGAAATAGTTGTGCCAGTTGCTGCATAATAAGCAATTTGGTTTTGCGTGCCATTATTAACTGTTCCGCTACCGCCGCCACCGCTTCCGCTTATGTTTGGATATGGCCATGCTTCGCGTGTAAATTGCAGCAGTCCATTAGCGTCATAGACCTCTATGTAATAGAGATCCATTACATTGTCGATTAGGTTTGTATATGGCAAATAATAAAGGGGGATTTGGTCGCCGCTATTTGGATCTGCAATTGTACCAACGCCTGACAAAACTATAGGATTTGGCAATGCTACATAAGAATAATTATTCGAGGGCGGCCCGGCTAATTGCGTTAATTGATATACACTTTTTAAAGTTGTTCTATTGATATCTTGATAAAAATATACAGTACCACCAGCTAGAGGTGCGCCCGTGCTTTTGTCAACCAGATATTGATTAAGGCTAGTATTTGTAACATAAAGTGGATTTAGTCCGAATGCCATTTAGAAAATCCTTTAAAAAGCTTGACAATTATAGAATAAAATGTTATTGTTAGTCGCATAACAACATTAATAAATATAGAGGTTAAGAAATGATAATATTTTGTTATGTAATGATTGCTATTTATGTGCTTAATGCCATTATTGATGGTTAGCTTTTGTATAAAATTTATCATAACAATACCTTGCTTAAAATTTTAACCAAAGCAGAAGCTTTTGCACCCTCTATTCCTGTGCTTACTATCTGATCTTTAAATTTATTTTGACCAATTGCTTTAAAATCCTTGGCCAATTTTGCTCTAAATAATTTTGCTGCTTTAGTGTTTCCTTGCAAAGATTTTGCTAGATCTTCTGCGGTTAATCTTCCTTTGATGTATTCATGAATAGGCCCAATTTCTAATAGAGGCCCTACATTTGTCTTATAATATTCTCTCGCATTTTTTATTTCGCCACGGCGTTCTGGATCTAGTTTTTCTATGGTGCCATCTATTAACTTATTTAATTTTGTTTCCATTTTTTTCGAATTATAAATTGCATTGCTATCTAAAGCTTTTGTTTTATTATAATGTTGTTTCCATTCTAAATTTTCAAACTCACCCAATCTTTTCTCAGCTTCTACAATATCTCTAAAGCTTCCAGTTTCATAAGCTTTATGAACAGCATCTATTGCTTCATTGCTAACCCCATGCAATTCTTTTGCAATTTCAGCATGTGTTGGTGACTCCATTGTAGTTACGGTCTTAGTTATTGGCTTGCCAGTTTTTGGATTAATAATGTCAGACTCAATAACTTTAGTAACTGATTTTTTTGTATCAGCTTTTATACCTGAGTTTTCAACATCATTAATAATGTTTTCATATAACTGACCACCTTTTGCATATGTGGCTTTTGCTGGTTCCCCCACTGATTTGCCAGCCATTTCTTTAGTCAGCCAATCTGGAGCTTTTAAATGTTCAGGTAAATTTTTTAAAATTGCTGGAATTTCTGGTATTGCTTTAAGAGTGCTTTTAACCGCGGAAGTCGTTGCAGGGATTGCTAATGACCCAAAAGGATTGCGTTCAGCACCTAATTCATTAGCTGCAATTCCTGGAATACCTAGACCAGCTGATAAGGCTTGAGGTAGAAATTCTTTTGCAAACTGATCTGCTTCTGCTTCTGCTTGAAATCTTGGACTTTCTTTACCAACCTCTTTTGCATAATCAAACTCACCGCCGCGTGGCAAATGAATAGAGCGTAAAATGTTTTTCAATGTCTCGCCAGAAACATGTGGCCGACCTTCTCTTGGAATACTTTTTAAAATATTTTCCATTGCATCACCAGGCTTTGTATATCCACGCGATTGCATATATTGATTTGTGGCTTCTGGAACATTTCCAAGATTAGAGCCAAATTGCATAAAAGATTCGGCTAAGTTCTGTGCAAATCTTTTTGGATTAGTTTGCGCTTGCCCCGCAAGTCGCCCTAATCCTTTTCCTGTTGATTCAATAAACCCGGGAAAACCCGTAATTAAACCACCAATACCTTCGCCAATATCTTGCAAAGTGCCTAGTGGTCCCTGTCTATCCGTGCGATATAGAAAAGATGGATCAGGAATATTATCGCCTTCTGCATATAAGTCTCTGCCAAGCGAAGATTGATTGCCACCGCCTGGTGTAATGCCTCTTTCTGCATATAAATCTCTTGGCATTATAGCCCCCAATCCTTTCGTACCTGCGCTTCAGATATGCCATACTTTTTAGCGGCAGCCTTAACATCCGCATCTGTTATTTCAGGCAAATTATTTTGTGCATTTGCATTAGATGTTTGAGCATTGGCAGGCGGCTGTATTGCATTATATAACTCACCACCCAATCCTTGCTCGCCAGCAGGTGACACATTAAACCCGTACATTGTTGGCAATGCTACCATTTGCAGCATTGTTGAATGTTCAGTATTAAACATATCAACCAATGCTTTATATTTTGCTTTAGCAATATCAGGATGCGTCATCCAGTTTTGCGGATTTACAAGATAATTAACATCTTCTTGAATTTTCTCCGCCGCTGACAAATCAAAAAATTGGCTTACTTGATGTGATGCAATTTGCAGGCGTGTTAAGTTTTCTTGAAACTTCTTGTATTCTTCAGACTGCTTGCCACCTAGGGCGCCTTTTGTTTCTTCAAACTTCTTAGACAAGCCATTTAAGCCGCCAGAATATCTGAATGCGCTATCAGGATTTATCAATTCTAATGAATTTGATAGCCTGCTAGCAGCTTCTAATCTTTGCCTAGTTGGTTGATCTGTAATATTGTTTAAGACAGCCTTAGATAAAACACTCATACGCTGCATAGCCTGAGCAGGAGTTAAATCAACTTGCTTGCCTTGTATGTCATATGTTTTATTTTTACCAAGCGCGTCAATCTCCATCATTAGTTTTTGATTTGGAGTGGCGCTCCTATATTGAATAGTATCTGTATAAATCTCGTGTTGTTTGTTTAATATTTCTTGAGTTTGTTTTTCAAAGTCTATTTGATTTTGTAACTTTTTAGCTAGCTCTGGATCATGGCCAGGTTGCTTTTGCATTTCATGCAATAATGCAATGTTTTTAGCAGTTCCAGTTAACCCGCCGGTCTGCGCCTCTCTTAAATTCTTAATAATCTGCGATTCAGTTAATGGTCCATACAGCTCAGCTTGTTGTTGTAACAATTGATTTGATAACTGCTCTTTTTGTCTTTCCCGCTCCATTAACTGTGGCGTCTGCGCTAATTGATAGCCTTTCCAGTAATTTTGAAACATATCACCAAGCCCTGAAAAATCAGGTGCTTCTTGAATCGGAAAATTAAAAGTTTGTAATGGCATGTTTAAAATCTCATTTGATTTAAAGAGTTATACTGCCCGGATGGATTGCCATAACGACCACCACCAAACATTGCTTGCTGGCCAAAACCAGGTATTCCATAGCTTGCGCCGCCATCCTCAGATCCAGCGCCCCCACCTGTGCCGCCCATTGCTCCACCCATTGCACCACTGGCAGCAGCAGCGCCAGCAGGGCCACCAAAATAAGCGCCAGCAGCAGTACCAGCAGCACCGGCCCCAGCTTTAAATAAATTATTCATCCATGCCTGATTTGCCGCATTTCTGCTTGCGCGACCCGCAAAAGCACTTTGACCCAATTGACCATGAGCTGCGCCCAAATAATCTGCTAAATTACCAGCAGCGTTATAGCCGCGGCCCACTTGATTCTCTATGCCTTGCGTGCCAAAACCTTGAATGCCCAATACATTCTCTAAAAATCGCTGCATATCTTCATCTAACAATGAATTTGCAAGCTGTCCTGACTGCTCTTGATGTAATGGTGTGCCAGCATAACCGCCTTGCGCGCCAATAGAGCCTAATGTTTTCATTAAGTTTTCATGTTTGCGCTTATAACCAACGCTTGGCTCATATTGACCCATTAGCATATTTAAGAAATCAGTAGGATTTTGCGCCATCTGCTGATAATCAGGTAATTGCCCAAAAGCTTGTTGACCTTGATTAATATATGGCTGATAGGCTTCTCTGCCGAAATTTGGAATAGCATTTAAATATGGCAGTGCTTCAGTATGCGGATTCTTGTTTCTTTTGCGATCCTGCTCTTGCTTTAACGCCGATAAACCTTTTGCCAAAACTTCAACATTCATGATTGTCGCCTATGTAATTGCTATAATAGAATACCATAAATAATAGCGTAAACTACAGCCTGTCCCCGTAGTAAATGCGCCGGTATCATTTGTTAATGTAATACTCGCCGCCCCTGCAACACTCGTTGCAAGACCAGTAGTTGTGTTAATCGTGCCTGGCGTTTGAATTAAAGCGTTAGCGCCACCTGTAATAAAAGCTGCTGGAATATTAGTGCCTGGCGTTGCAAAATCTGTGCCATGCGCAGTATTTCCATATTGCAAATAAACATTGCCACCGCCTGCAAAAGGCGCCGATCCATATATTAATTCTAGTACAAAATTGTTAACTATAATCGCCTGATTAGCAGATGGCGCTACAATTAATTCTATAGGAGTTGCATACATGCCATTTACATCAGTATTTGTTATCGTGTCAGATGCAAAGCCTGTAGATATAACAGTTGTCGCAGGATAGGCGCTAACAGTCTCAACATTGCCCGCATTATCAAGATATTGCATAACATCAAGCGTTGTATTAAACCAGTGCGTACCGGGGGGCGGCTGTGGCGCAAAAGCTAAAATTGCTGCTAATTGTGCTGCCGTAATGTTTGCTTGATAAAACCCATTGGCATTGAACCATGTTGTTAAAACCAGGCATAATAATTCTTGATAATATTCTTGTTGTGCATAATCTTCAGATTTTCTATATTGAGGTAGCTCAGTGTATGTTCCCTGTGGTGTATATGTCATGATATTACATCCATCACAGCGTTATTAACTACTATGCGCGATGTCATCCAAAACCTGAATTTACAGCATAAGTCATTTGCAACGCCCATAGACTCCCAATGCAATATATTCTTCCTGTAACCTTGTGGATGAAGCCCGCGAGGCACATAAGGACCCCAGCTAACACCAGCATCTTTAGATATTGCTAAATCTATTCTTGGTTGATACGTTGCAGCCGGTAAGCCATTAACTAATTCCGTTGAATCTTCATCAACCAAATATAAACCTTGTTCAGTTATTATATAATCATAAGGGAAAGTATTGGATTGCTCTGTGACTATATAGTCAATCTTTTGTGGGCCGTTATAATTTGTATCTTGGCCTTGTTCAAGCGTTAAAACCAAGGAGTTTGCAATAAATCGTGTAGAGTTAGCCTCTCTTATGCTAGGCGTTACTCTTATGCGTTGTATATCAAAGACTTGACTTGGATCAGGATTTGTAGGCGGCGGAAATGTTCCCCCTTCATATATGTATGTAATATTAGAATTAAATTCATAAAATCCAGAGTTATTCAAAGATACAAAATATTGAGTGCCATTAAAATAAACTATATTAGTGGCGGGATGGTAGTCCAAATACTGATCTGAAATGTCAAAAAACTTACCCGTATTAAAATCATATAACAATGACAAATTATCAGCGCTATTATAAAAAGTTAACTGATAAAACAAATGGCCATCTACTCTATAAAGCATGGCCGTGCTTTGGGCTGGAAATTGAATGGTTGACAATAAATAATCTATACCGTCACTTGATATCCTAGTTGGATTTGCTCCATCATAATACATAATAACTGGCTGCTCTGATTGGTTCTGTGCAAGCCATACAATATAATTATCGCCCTCTGCAATGGTTGCAACAGAAACACAGCCGTAATCAATATTTATACTAGGATTTCTAGTATAAATCTGAGTGCCAGCAATCTGCGTCCAAATCTCACTTACCACCTCACCCATTACTAATACGTTATTGCCATGAGCAGGTATACGCTTTACTGCGCGTGCAAAATCTGATTTAGTTTGTATTGCCAATGTCTGAGTATATGTAATAGTTGTGCCAGTACCCGTGGCATATATATACCAATTAGAGCCGTCAGCGCCAGTGTTAGCATTGCCAAAAAGAAAATAAGTATTATGATATTCAACATAATTAGGTATTAACTCCCCCGACATTGTTTTAGAGTCACTAAAAACTGCAAAGGTATTTGTGCCGTAATTATAAATATAAGCAAATGAGCCATCTACAATACAGATTTGTTTAGCCAAATTTTCAGCGATATATACTTCGCCATGATTTGTGTTAAGCGTGCCTATAAAGCTTACAGTAAATAAAGGAAGCCTTAATGTGTAAACAGAATCACCGACAACAATTAATAAAAAATCACCTTTGGTTGAATTAAATAATCCACGACCAAACCCGTTGCTACTCAAGGTAAATATTTTTTGATAGCCAGGAACAGAAATTAACCAATTTTCTTTAGCATCTCCTGATTGGCTAATGTACATGTTGTAAGTGCGCGCAGGAGATATTTTAGAAAAGCGCCCGAAAGTAGAGCTGCCTACAATCTCGACAGGCACAGGTGTTGCATTGGGCGTGACGCGAGTGCTAACCATGCTTAATAACCACCGTTACTAGTCCAGCCCTTGCCAACATTGGCTTGCGCCCAATTGACGCCAATCGCTCTTGTTAGGCAGCTTGTTTTCTGAATCTGCAGGTCCATAGGCTCCGCCATTTTGATAATCTTTTGCCTGTAAATATCAAGCATTTCACGAACTGTTGGCGGTATTGCAAAATTGTTTTCCATGCAGATACGCGCGGCCAATCTGTAGCGCAGGTAGTCAATATAAAACTGATCTAGTGCTGTAAACTGAACCTGATACAAGCCATTTAATGTTGAAAAATTCGCAAAAGTTATATTATTCGTAGCGCTTGATGTGCCTAAAGTTTGCACTTGCACTTGTGCGCCGCCCCATCTTGAGTTCATTACAAATTGCACGCCATTAAGACCAGCTGTAACATTTGGCACATTAGTATTAACTGCTGTAATCAACGCATTAATATCAGCATAACTTCCAGCTAAATCAACCCCATTAACCACAAAATTACCCGTAGTTATCACATAAGGAGTTGTGCCAGTTAATGTGTACGCGCCTAAATTCGCAGCACAAAGCGTCAAATCCTGATTCAATGACACAGGCTGCATATACATGTTGCCTGCAATTTGCATCAAATAAGGCTTATCTGGAAAGAAATATAAGAATAAATTAACGCCGCCATATGTACGCTCATAAGTGTACGACAATGGCAATGCATTAATATTATTGGCGCGTGGTGTTGAAAAGTACTTCTTGCGCCCTACAAACTTCATTTCGTAACGCACAGAATCAATAAAGAAAACTATAGACTGAATGTCTATTAGATTTGCTAAAAAGTATTTCTCTTGACCAGTTGTTGAATTAAATTCAAGCCAAGTAGTGATATAAGGGATTTCTCCCGCATCAACTGTGTTGTCTAGTAATAATTCATTTAGCCATTGCAGCGCATCATTTAATTGATAGCCTTGGATAGTTTCAAATTCACGAGCAACTAAACTTGACGAATAGTACGCGTTAGTAATCAACTGAGTCGTAGTGTAACCCATGTTACCTCCGTGTTTTAAAGGTGACGAATTCGCCACCTTTAAAGTTTAGCCTATTACAGTCTGTCTACATAGCCATTTAACAAGAACGCAACAACATCGCTTGCTTCGCTTGTTGCATACAAAGCTGTGTTAACTGCGCCAATTGTTAGCGCAGCGCGCTGTGTTGAGTTTGGCACGTTTACAGGAACTCTTACCACCATATCTTGAAAGCCTGTGCTAACAACGGATGCACTAAATGCTGCCATTGAGCCAACAGTTGCGGTTGTGCCGTTATCCACAGTAGGCGATGCTAAGAATATGTAATTTCCAGCAGTATTTGGAGTAAGTTTTACATTTAAAATAGCTTCAGACGCTGTTTGTGGCATAAGCGTTGTCAATACACCAACGTTTACATAAGTTGTAGAACCACTTGTACCGCTTGATGGAATGGTAACGCCTTTTGTAGATGGGCCTGTACCTGGATCAAAGTATACAGTACGAATACGTGTCGCACCTGTTTGCACAAATGGGCGCACATGCGAACTAGCATCTGTTGATATGGAACCAATATATCTAAAGCAATCATACTGATGAATAGTGCCATTAGATGCTTGGCCTGTTGGCATTGTAGGGCCTGTTGGCAAACTAATCGCTGTAGGAGTTGCGCCGCCTGTGTTAACACCAGCTAAAGGGAGAGCTGTTGAAAACACAACAGAAGCATTTAAAAAGCCTTTAGAATCGCCTACAACATACACATAATATTGAGTAGATGCAGCTAATGTGCCTGTATCTAAACCGCCTGCGCCAGTTGCTGAAAGACTTACAGTTACAGCCACTGGTAATGGTGTGACAATTTCATTAGATTGATTAGCATAGCTGTATTCGCTTGTGCCTAGCAAAATATCTGTCAAGCCAGATGAATCGCGGCATGCACCAACTGATACGCTAAATGATGTTGTTGATACCCAATTAAGGTAGCAACCCCATAAGTAAAGGTCTGTTAAGTTTACAACAGGTGTAAGTGGTGATAGTGGTTGTACAACACCAGTTGTTCCGCCGGTTACGCTCATGTGAGTTCTCCTTAATTAAGTTTTGCTTTCATAATGAAGCCTGTCATGGCATTCATTACATAACCAAACTACATCTAAAGCTCTAGTGTAGTCTTTATGGTGCATTTCTACACCCACACTGCTACCGCATCCCTCACAAGGCTTGCGCTCAAGCTTGCCAGTTTGTTTAGCGTAATTAGCATTTCTTCTGGCCTTGGATTTAGTTCTAAAAATTTCATCACTTCTATATCTCTGTTGAAATTTTAATCTATCTTCCTCTGTCCATTGTTGCGTTTTTTGCCATTCTCTACCATTACGATTTTTACATTCTCTGCAATAATCACTGTTAGGCAATCTATCGGCGCCGCACGGACATTTACCAGCCCTTAAGTATCTAATTGCGCTTTTGCATTTATTGCAATATGTGCCTTTTAAATACTCTTTAACTTCTTTGCATCGCGCACATAAAGGCGTTCTGCCTCTTTTGCGCTCAGAAAAAATGCCGAGCTTTGCATTCTCTCTGCTTTCCTTATTTTTAGCATTTGAACATTCTTTACAATATCCTGCGTTCAAATAAGAAGACTCTTTCTGTTTTCCACATTTACTGCATGCTGTCTTTCTGCCCATCTCAATCTCGACTCCAAAGGTTCTATCTTAGAACAATCGGAGTCGAAATTAAACCCCAAGACATGTGGGGTGCCATTCCAGTTATAGCGGGAATATAATCGCCATTGAATATTCCTGCACTAGCGTTGAGCCCCATATACAGTCATGTACAAAACCTTGTTGGTTTTGGCCAAAAATTGTACCCCAATACATACGCATAGAAACGCCTGTATCTGGATCGTATTCGTTGGCTGTATAGAATGGATCTTGATCTGGAAGTCTTGGCATCGCTAAGAACAATGGATTTCCTGATGTAATCACACCACTTCTATGTGATGGCAATACAGTAACCTGCATACCAGCAACGATTGGATAGTTAATGTTCTGTGCATCACTATCACCACTATTAGTTGCACCAACTACTAATGGCGGATAAATAGATACAGTAACAGCGCTACCAGAAGCCGCAGCATTTGCAGTTGCCTGGAACTGAACAGGTGCTTGCGATACTTGATGCCCAATAAATGTTAAGAAACGTAGGTTGTTAAAACCCGAAACATTATCTACAAACTCGAACTTGTCATATTGCAACACAGAATTTGCATCTGTTGCACTATGTGTACCAGAGAAAGTAATAGAAGTTACAGCGCCACTAGCATCCGTTGTTGTTGAAACAACAGTCAATGTAGAGCCTTGGATACCTTCAGTTCCTGCAATGTGCACTGGCAACAAGTTTGATTGATACCATTCGCAACGGCTAAATGGGCCTAATTCCCAAGACATTGCTGTCTCGTCATTTCGCTCCATAGCAAACTGATTCAAACCAGAACCTACGATGTCGGGTACAGCGATATCGGATATGTAGCCCTTGGTATCGTTTTTTGCGGCGCCAAATGTTCTAAATAAGGCGAGAGCTTTGGCAAGCTGGTTAAAAGTTGTAATTGGTGTAACACCATCACCGTAGAACCTAAAAGTATTAGTAACGCAATTCTGCGCGATGTTCGCTTCAATATTGGCGCTAAGTTCTTCGATCGCACTTTTACCAAATATATGCATGTAATCTTCAACGTTGAACAACATTTGTTGCGCAGTAAAATCGTACGCTACGTTTTGCGCTTGATTTACTGTCAATGTTTGAACGCGTTGTACGCTGCCTTGGAAGTTCGCAATTAAGCTGTTAGCAGTAATAAAACGGGGTGGTTTATCGAAAGTTACAGTATCACCAAGGTTGGCAATCTTGTTTTCAAAATCTTTAAACTTTGTATTAGATGTTGTTACAAAGCAGTTTAAATTAACGAGGTATGCAAGGGATGATTCTTGATATGTGATCACCTGTTGCAGAATATTGGTTGGAACATTACTCATAACACAAGTCTCCATTTATATAGAGACTGATTAAGTGGCTATGCTTTCCAGCGTTTTTTCCAATCCGCTATCGTTTTTCTACCACTATCAGCCCCGGCTATTGATGGCTTAGGTTTAGATAGTGGATTAGGTGACCGCACATTAGATTCCGCCGCTTCGCTATTACGCTTAATAGAAGCAGATAACCGCTTCATTTCATCAAACGCCAAATTCTCATCCATCTGAAACAATTGTTGCAAATGAGTAAGCTTGGTAGGATTTTGCATAATGTCATAAATGACATCAGCAGTATTATCCAGCGTTGCAGCAGCTAATGTTACTTGCGGAAATTTTACAGGATTAAATTTGCCAGTCACTTCCTTGAAGTCGTCATAGGCGTTTTCGCCATATGCCATCTTCTCGGTATATTGATTCGCTAATTCTTCAACTTGTGCGCGTTGCTGTTGTTGCATCAAAAGTTGATCTCTTTTTGCAATCTCAGCTTCAACAAGTTTGGCCGCATCCTCTTGGCTAAAGCCTTGATTCTGCGCAGGTTGCGCCATTCCACCCATTGAACGCTGCTGCATCATCTGCTCACGCTCTTGAGAGAACTTAGCCTCCATCTCTTGTCTTGCTTTCTGCTCAGCCACAAGTCTCGCATTAGCTACAAGCTCTGTAACCTTTGATTGCGGCAACATCTTTTCAGTTGCTGGCGCATTTACAGATTCGGCCTGTGCCTGACTAACATCTTGTCCTATATCTTCACTACTCATAACTCTAAGCTCCCTCTCACTTTTGACTTGTGTGATAACAGTGGCATTGCGTATCGGTGCATCCGCGGCTTTTATCTTGTGCCGTAACAGTGGAATCTAGGAATCATTCCGCCTAGTCAGAAGACAGCCTATAAATGTTCCATGAGGAACATTACTGCCATATCTTAAATATTAATTAAATCAACCCAAAAGTCAAGCATATAAGTTATAATATGCTCGCGGGATACTATCAATTGGCAGATGGAGAGTCTCATAAACTTTCGGTTGACGGTTCGATTCCGTCTCCCGCTATTAAACAACTGGCGGCTGATTCTCCATAACATTTTGCTGGCTAGCGTTTACTTCCTGACTCAATCTAGCCATCTCTAACGCATGCTGTGCCGCAAACTGTGTCGCCTCTTGAGCTATCTTTGCATCTTCTCTTTCATGATTTAACATTTCATTTGTATATTTAGAGCTCATCTCAGCCGCTAACCTTGCCGCCTCAACATCTGCGCGCTGCTTAGCAATTGCAACTTCAGCCGCCTGTATAGAATGTTTCATTTCGGCTTCTGTGGCACGTTGCTGCGTTTTCATTCCCTCTATTTCTTTTATAGTATTGGCCTCAACTTCCATAGGATTTGGCTTAGGCGGTTGTTGACGCATTTGCTCGTCCCATTCCTCAAATGCTTCTTTAAGACCAGCCGCGCCATGAATATCAATATTATCAAGAATAACTGGTATGCCTTTGTCTTCCATAAACGCTTTAAAGCGCTCAAACTTGTCAGCAATTGCCGTAAGCTGCTCAACCGCTAATTGTTTTTGCACTTCAGCATTAACGCCTGGCTCAATCTTAAGGTTTAACTCATGTGGATCAAACTTAAAATCAATTGATTCTGGATTGTTGTCGTCATTGATCATCACCCAATCACGCTTACCATTCGAAAGCCTAATAGGAATGCTACGAGGCGTATTATAATACTGTGGAATCATATGCAGTATTATCTCGCCACATCTTTGCAAGCCTTTAAGATAGTTTTTCAAATAAGGCATAACAGCCGCATTTGATTGCAATGCACCCATTTGTATAGCTTTGCCTGATATTTCTTTGCCATTAATGCCTAAAATACCATCATAAGTGCCCATTACCGTTTGAACCGTGCCATCCATATTCATATAGGTTTCTGGCAAAAGACTTGGCACTTCTGGCCTTACAATCTCCCTAGGGGGTGCAAGCGGCACATCAGGGCGCTCAGAATCGAATGACTTATAAGCTAACGTATTGGCTAATTGTGGGCGCACAAAAGCTTCACGGTAATGTGGATCTTGTGGTATCGCCTCAATTGGCACAATAAACTTATGCTGCACAAAATCTTCAAGTTCAGCGCCTATGCTTTGCATAGCAAAGTTCTTTAATTGTTGCGCACCCTTTGCATCATAAATGTAAGGCCTACAAAACTGCTGCATCTGACCGCCCTGCTCATTTTGCAACCACACACTATCACCATCAAAAAACACTAATGGCAGCATAGGGTATGAAGTCTTTGTATGCTCTAATATCTCATTCTCACAAAGCCTATAACGCTCAATAGTCTCGACCACTGTCTTTCTGCGCTGCAATACAATCGGTGGCTGCTCTATAGAATCCCACTCTTTAAGCATCTTGTTATAATCACGCTCTGTAACTGCTTGCCCATCGGCCAACAAGCAAAGCGTTTCATTCTTTGGAACTTTCACATAATAATCACCAATCAAAACTATCTTTTCTTCATTGTTTTGATATGACCAATTAAACGATTGAATTGCACGCGTATAATAAAATTCTTTAGCCTTTGCCGAACCGTACTCATCTGCAAATTCTTCTTTGGTCATAGGGTTTAGCTCAAAAGCATAACGCCCATCACCCTTGTGACTGGTTCTAGCTAGTGGGTCAAAGCCACACATTGTTGGATTAAAGCATCTCTCAATATAAATGTTTTGTAAAAATGAACGTTGATTCACATAATCTGCATATACTTTGCCAGCAGAAAAGCCGCCGCCTAGTGTGTCTGAAAATACGTCATACTGGAAATCACCATTGCTTTCTTCAAGCAATATTTCGTTTAAATGTGCCTGCGCCACTTTAATTAAGCGCTGATTAACGGGTGACAATCTATCCATCTTCATGCCTTCATTGGGATGAATATCAAGATTAGGCTTTTGTTTTGCAAACTCGCCTTTAACCCTAGAGATTAGGGCGCGTAAAATGTTGGCTTCAATTGGTGGCTTCCCTAGGTCTTTGAGCTTTTCTATGTCTTGAGATGAAATGGCTGAGCGGAATACAAAATCATAAAACTGATGATAGCGTTGGTAATTCTGCTGGAAGAACTTGTAAGATACTTCTATGTCGCTTTTAATGGTTTCTAAATCTATTTCTTTGGGGTCGCGAACATCACCTGATGCAAACATGTATATATCCTTATGATCGACACATATCGACAATATGTCGACATTTCGCTATTTTGTAAACAAAACCTTATATTTTGTTTGCTTTCGACTTACAAAGTAAACAAATTATTTAAATCTAGAACGCTCCATAAGCTGTTTGCGCTTAGCCATATCATCAGCCAAAGCCTTAAAGGTTGCGTTTTGTTGCTTATTTATGGTAGCAGAAATTGCTGAATTTGGTAAGCTGAATGTAAGAGCTAATGCATCTGCCGCATCACTTGAGCGAATCCCCCGCTTCTTCATATCCTCTTTAGACTCTAACAGCAACCTAGAATTAGAATCTATCTTATATTTTACTCCAGTTAGGTCGCTATGTAATTCATCTGAGTCAGGTATTTTACATGGATAATCTTCTAGCCATGCTCTCATTTCGCCCCACATCTCGGCACGTTTATTGCGATAGATTTTGATGTCTAGGGGTTTTGAGCCGAAGTTAATAGCGGCGATTATATCTTTGTGGCCTAATTCGTTTAGCCTATCCACCACCCCAGCACCAAGGCCACCGACATCGATACATACTTTAGCCGGTTTCTCATTAGATATAATCTGATGAACAATGCCCGATATTTCCATAGTATCTTTCTTGACGAATGTTTGCAGCTCATATGCAAGCCGACCTCGTCTGCGTATGATCGCAGTTCGGTCATCTCCGTAACGAGCAGGATCACAACCAATGATAAGGGGGCCAATGGGTTCTACCTCTTCTGCTTTACGGGCCAACAATACTACATCAGATGGTATGTAATTGTCCTCTCCTGTTAATATAAAAGCTTCGCTACTAGTATTTGGGTATTCTTGCTGAAAAGCTTTCTCACCATCAATGCCATTAACCGACAGCTCTACAATCTTTTTACGTCGCCACATTATCTGCTCAGCAGTTAAATGATAAAGATCCATAAGAGTTAATTCTTTCTCATCAAATGCTAAGCCATCGTAAGGCGATTGATATTCTTCTTGCCAATACCATGGGACAAAAATAGCTTGATAATCATTTAATCCAGCTTCTGCCGCCTGCCACATGGTATGAAAATAATTCCCAATGCCATTAGCAGTGGACTCTAAAATAATTTCAGTATTTGACGCGTCAGGAACTGCCTGCATAATGCCCGTTACAATTTCTGGCGCGTTTGCCCAAAAAGCAACTTCAGAGCCATGAAGTAGTTGAATAGTTGCTGAGCGACCTACTTGTTTGTTACCAGCGGTTCCAAGTTTGTATCCAGAATCTAAACGTTCAAAGATTAATTCTTTAGAATTGGATTTGCCCACGTCGTGCTTCCAAGCAATTGGAGTGTGCTCGTAATAACGTTGCGCCATTTTATAGAGGTTATTGGTGGCATCCAGTGCGTGTGTTAGGATAAAGGCTTGGCAACCAAAACGCATTGTAACCTGGTGATAGAATCTTGCTCCTACGTATGTTGAACATCCTTGTTGTCTTCCTTTCAGGATCAGTGCTCGTACTTTACCTGTGCGACCTCGTTCATTTTCCAACTGCTGGTGAATATATTGCTGTGCTTTGTTTAGTGATAAGTTTTCTATCGAGCCTTCTTTCGTTCTTATCTTCAGGCACTTCGTCGCAAAATGACAAAAGTCATCTTTAAGTCTTTGATAGATGCGCTTCTCTTCTTTGGTTAGCTGGCGTGTCATCCTGTGTAAAATCCTTAATGATATGCTTTAAAGATGTAATATCAATATACTCAAATGGGTCACCGCTATATTTCTCCTGCTCTATAGCATGCAGCAAATGTTCTGCCTGTTCTGAAGTTAGCTTATGCTGCATATTACACCTTTATATGGAAAAACGAAGACATAGCATCTTTATAGCGGTCTCTAAACAATAACTTCTGTTGCGGCTGAATATTAATAGCGATTTCTATCTTATATGAATCTGCCATTATGATAGCAACATGAGCCGGCTTAATACCTAGCCATTCGAGCCACGCTTTTATATCATCTCTATTCTTCATCACATTTAAGCAGCTCTGGGGTTTCATAAATATTCCCAATCACCCTTGGATTCTTGTAAAAATCTGAACCAGTAGCATTATTGCCAGATTCTAAATAATCTAAATAAAAATAATAATCAGCATCTGGCTCGTCCGCTGTCTTCCATAAATTAAATTGCCCGAAATAATGAACCTTTGGATGGCCGCCACAATAAACAACATCGCCTCGTTTATTGGATTCTATACGAATGTGATTCTCATCGTAATCGTAACCAACCCACTCTAGGACATCACCCTCGTAAATATCTTTACCATGCTTATCTTGCAATCCCGTCCATTGCATTAGCTCTATATTTTCATCATTTATTGAGATCTCATTAAATCTACTCTCTATAAAAGGAAGGCATACAGTGCCACCATAATCAGCTGTTAGGCTAGTCAAATCAAATCCTTTTGTCATGATTTTCAATTCTTTATGCCAAGCTCTGAATTTTAAGCTCTTCATTCTTCAATATCCATAAACCTAGCAATCTTATGCTGCATTAATAATATCTCGATAGCATTTGTTTCAAAAGTCAAAGATTCCCCTTCAACCTCTAACTCTACAGCGAACCAATCCTTACTAATACATTCAAGCGTTAATACTCCGGCATTCCCTATATAAATATTGGTTAAATCACCTTTTTTGTTTTTAACTTTCATCTTTCAACCACTCCAATATAATCAAGTGCGCAAGGTGGGAATCGAACCCACGCTCCAATATAACCAACACGTATTTATCCATGTCTTAATGATTACATTGGTTCACTACCCCAAAGAATAAGCTCTAACCTGCTAAGCTACTTGCGCGTTATCTATTTTATCATATTAAAGATAGACTATGCTTTTCTATAATCCATCTTTAGGTATTCCAATATAATCATTCTTCAAGCTCTGGCAATGCATCAACCATACCTAACAAACATAATTTACACAGCATAAAAATCGAATCGCCGTCATCTAAACAAATTAAATGTTCTTTTTCAGCCCCGCAACAGTAGCAATAATGTTTTGTCCATGTATCGTTACCTATTATTTTTTCTATTTCTTTTGCTGTTTTAGCCAGTTGTAATGGCTCTATTAATTTTCGCTTATCAGCT